ATATCTCGCCATTCGTTGCTGAAACTCTTGTAACTATTCCTAGAAAAACCATGTGAGCAGGTGCTACAGGTTTATTAGCTACACCATAAAGTAAGTTTCCACTAGTACCCAACCAAACAGGATCTCCAATTGTTGCTGAGTTAGTATTTAAACCACTTAATAAACCTTCTGTAATTATGTTTACGAAATCATTAGTAACTCCTGTTGCATCTACAAGTCCCATTGTTTTTGAACTCATTGAATCCGTAGTATTATCTGCTTTAGATAACAGCATATTTGTACCATTAGAACCACTCACATAACCAGCTTGCCCCTTAGTCATGTTTTCAGCTAGTTTTACTTGATGCTGTACTCGATTGGTTGAAGCTGTAGTTATATTTGTTAAGTTAGTAATAACACCTCCTGCATTAGTGTAAACTTGACTAGTTAAAGTATCTAAATAGAACTCACCTTCATAGATATCAGTTGCTAACCATGATCCATCTCTATGGTCTGCACTTGTTGGAATTGTAGGAACTCCCGCTCCCTTTTTAATAATTATTCTTCTAGTTTCGTCACTCATTGCTTAATATATTTGAATTTTTAGATATTCCATTTACACCTCCTAACATTTTATACACGTCCTCATCAGCGTTATTTTCACCACCTCTTAAAATCGGAGCGTCTTTACTTTGTACTTTCATGCGGTCTACTTCTACAAAGGTACTTGTATATTCTTTTCTGACTGCTACTACATTAAAAGAACCAAACCCTTTTAAGTTTTCTGTAATAGTTGTATCGGTGATAATATAAGCATTATTTGCATCGTATTCAGTAGAACTCCAATAATTATTAACAGGGTTTAATATTCCAGATTCTTGTATAGCTGTTAGCTCATCATTAGAAGGTAAATACCAATCGTTATAACCACCACTTACATGAGTAACACAAACATCGTTTGCTGAGCCACTAGCACCTTGTGAGGCACTTATTAACTGAGAATTGAATTCACCTGTTAATGTATCGTTAGAACCTATTAAAACGCTACTAGCTGAACCATTCCAAGTGTATGTACCTGTTAGAATCTCAGCTTGTAGAATGTAGTCATCGTATTGTTTAATATCAACTATCGCACCAGCCATTATCCTAGATATTTAATTAGTTCAACTTCCGTAGTACCATAAGCATCTGAATCAAAATCTTTGATTGTGTTTAATCGGTATAAAACCCCGTCAATCATTTTTAGTTTAGCAAAGTCCAATTCGTTAATGTCTTTATATGAAAGTTTCAAGTATAAAGTTACTAATTTAGAATCAATCGAGGTTATCTCATTTAGGAATTTCTTATGGTATACTTCAAAAGTATTTAATTGTGGCACTCCTTTTATCTCATCAAATGTTGCATTCCTTGATGCAAAATGTAAATCGAATAAAGGCTCAAAGTTTTGGTTGTTTTTAAACCTTATATGGTGAGTAAATGGATATAAAGTCCTTACCGAAGTATCATCTACTGAAGCATTTAATATACTTATAGTTCCGCTACGTAAACCATTGTAAAAAGTTAACATTCCTTTACCTTTATACGGCTTGTTTATAGTCTTGTTATTAGCATCTGTAGTCTGTTCTAAAACCAAAGGATAGATTAATTGGCTGTTTTCAATCTTATAAGGTACGTAAGTGTTGAAAGGTAGCTCGAATTTAACGACTCCGTTTAACCATGTATCTATTTCTAATTGTTTTTCGCCGTAATTAATGCCAACTAAGTCCCTATATTTCGTGTTTAAATAGTCTTTCTCTTCACTAAATGTATATTGATATATATTACCTTCAACAAGTGAATTAGATTGTATTGTGATGTCTTTATTTTCATCAATTAAATCAGTCCAATCATTATACTCTTCTTGTGGTGAATAGTAATTAATAAAAGAATCTATGTAGATAGTTGACTTATTTGTAATAGGATTGTAAATAGGATCACTCATGTAAGCGTAAAAAAGGTTTAATATCCCCTTTAAAAACTCCGAACACTTGATATCTGGAATTGCTGCACTCAAAGAAACTATACTTAAATCTGTTAAAGGAATATTTTTATCAGCATTTATAGTTATATCTATATTAGAAATAGAATAAGTTAAATCAGGTTTCGTTAAATAAAAAGCCAAATTAAAATCTAAGTTTAATTTTTGACCTGTTTTTACATTTGCATCAAAACTAAACGAATGAGTAGAAGTTGTATTTACTGATTGTATTAAATTTGACTTGCCAACATTTACACCATCTAAACTTAGAGTTATATCTGGAGTAAAAAAAGTACCTGTTAAATAAGAAGTATTGTAATCTAATCCACTACTAGAAAGTGTTAAATCAAAAGATACGTTAATATCATATTTACCAACAATATTAAAAATTAATTCACCATTGATTAAGTCTATAATATTTATATTTTGATTTAATGTAGTATAGCTAATTGGACTTTTAAATAAATTTAATGTACTTCCTATAACATAATAAACAGGAGTACCATTTGCATATTTAAGTTGACTGCCTACTCCATAAATAGTTGAACTAGCTTTTGTACCATTTAATAATTCTAATTTTGCTTTTAATGCTGTATCACTACCCATTTTAATTTGTTCACCACCACCAAAACCATAAATTAATTTCTTCATATTTTCGTTAGTAAAGAAACTAGTAGTGTAATCAACTTCTATATTAGTCCCATCTAAAGCGTAGTCTAAGCACTTTTTAACGGCTTCTTTTACATATATGAATGGGTAGAGTTGATTTATTCTAAAATTAAGTGGAAAGTCGTTGTTTGGCTTAATATAACCATAGTCTACTAATGGGTAAATGTACCCTTGTGACTTAGGTTGATATCCAAAACTATCAGCTCCAAAGTTTCTAGTAGCTACTCCGTTAATTTGCACTTTATCAAACCATGAACTCATTACATTGTTTCTAGATAATTGGTGATCGTACATTGCCCAATCAAGCTCATTTAGTTTCTTATCTTTCAACTTAGCAAAGATATCTACAGCATCACTTAATAGGTTACAATCAAACGTATAACTTCCGTTGTTTATCTTAACCTCGTTTAGCTTAAACTTACCTTTAAATACTCTTAAGTCATTCTTGAAAAACTCACAATCGTATCTAAGGTTAGGAGTGAATTGAATGTTAGTACTTTCATTGATATTAATATCTAAGGAATACGCAGCTACAAAGAAAGCCATGTTATTACTTGTACCTTCTAACGTTAAAGTCTTAGAGAATGAACGTTTACGCTTCTCAGGCTCTTTAATATCAGTGATCGAAAGGTTTAAAGGTACTGCAATACTTTCTGACAGGTCTAACTCATACCCATTAACAACAAGCCTAGTATTCATAGTGTAATAGATTTTTTATCAGTGAACTCAATATTTACTACTTCATTAAATAGCTCGTCATGTTCACTTTGTTTGATTTGGTAAGACGAATTAGTAATAACTACATTTTCTACGTCTGTACCTTCATTTAAGTATACTAGAGGACTTTCGTATAAGTTAACTACATAAGCTTGTTGTGACTCAGTTAACCAATCAGAAGATAGTTCTAATTGCTTTGTAATAGTCTTTAAATAATCTATTTTACCAAAAGTATTATTATTTACGCTGTATGTAGTATCATTCCATTCACCTTGTTTTTTACTAAAAGATTTGCTATCTATTTTAGCAGAATATCTAGAGTTATACGTGAATCTGTAATTGTCATAACTACCATACTTGTTTAACCATAAGATATTAGCCCCTTTATCAAAACATACATCTGAGAAATTAACTGTATATCTAGCAGACCTTAATGTAGTTCCGAAAGAATCGGATAAATATATTTGTACTGAAGCACAATTATCATAGGTTGATTGTGTAATACTACCTATATCAACAAGCTCAATCATATTTAATCTATAAGCACCTATAGCTCCATGATTTGCTAATGGAATAGTAATTGTTAAAGAAGTAATTGTCGCACCACTAGCATCATTAAATATAACCCTTATAGTATAATCAGAACCATAACCCTCTATCCAACTTATAATCGTTGTATCTTCTTTTTTAGATGTTTCTTCATACCTTCTAAATGAACCTAACACTACCGATGCTTTATCAGTTAGAAAATACATTTGATTAGAACCTATTTTATGTGCGTTGTAATTCCATGCTTTAAATTCATTTCTACTTAAAGAAGCTTTAAAAGGATAAAAAACCGCACTAGTTTCAAAAGTAGATAGGTTGACTGTTGGGTCTGTTGTAGGGCTTAATGAATACTTTTCGTATACTTCAATAAAACACTCACTCCAATTCGATGGATCATACCATCCCTTATAAGTTGAATTAATAGTTTGTGATACTGAATGATTGCTTATAAAAGCCCTTACTTTATCACTAATATCTATTTTACCATACAAATATACTCCGCTAGTAACTTCTGGGAATACTTCAAACGTTCCTATTTCACCACCTAAATATACTTTTACAATAAAAGATACATTGTATTTATTAACACTAGATACATTATCTTCTTGACTAAATACATACACTATAGGATTGTCGCTAGGTGTATATAATTGTGGACTTTGTGTTATCGTTACTGCCATTATTTAGGTTTTTTAATTACTGTTCTTATTGCTGCACCTACTAAATCAGATACTCTTTGGCTCATATCATCAACTCTTTGTTCTGTTAATACCTTATCAAAAAAGTGAGTTGCTTCAATACCTTTCATTCGTACGCTGTTAACTATTGCACCAGCTAATTGTTCACGTGTCATGCCTTCATTCGGTACAATTCCTTTATCTCCTATCCACTTGTAAATAGCCTCGTAAAATGATAGGTTTCCTTTTGGAGCTTTTCCATGAGTTGGTGCACCTCGATTTACTTTAATACCATTCACACCATAGTTAATGTACTTCCAATGATTGGCACCAGCTGTTTCGATTAAATCAGGTTTGATAGTTGCAGGTCTTAATGATTGAGCTAAATCTCCTGTTGCGTATGATTTATCATTGATTAGTTGTTTACGCCAATCTTCTATAAGCTCATTTGTAAGCCTTAATAATAGCTCAGTCATAGGATTGTCAGAAGTATTCTTTAAAATATCTTCAGACCTACCAAAATCTAAACTATTAATTATATCAGCGTCGTTCACGTTGGATTAGTTTTGTTTCTTCTTGTTTTGTAAAGTTAATAAATTTTAACCTATGATTAAACGTAAATATATTCCATTTAACGATTTGCTCCCACGTTTGATTATATTCTTTGCTGAGATAGTGAATCAGTTTCTCCCAAACAAACCTCTCACTGCCCTTAGTAGGCTTGTCCTCGTCTTTTTGTGGACCATAGAGTTGCTCATTAATTCGATTGATTGTCGCAAAAAAAAACTGACTAAGTTTAGATAGTCGGGTAGTGGTAAGTGTTCTTCAAAGAGTTTAGCTCGTTCTTGATTTGAATACTTCATGTTTAGATTTTCATCAAGTTCACCGTATGTAGTACCCTTTTCAATGTACATTAAACTAGCAAGTCTACTAGGATCGTTTTGTAAGTCTGAGTTACTAATATCAATGTGCCAGCCTATACCAACTTTGGAAGGATCTACTAATACATAGTCTTGATTTAAGATAGTTATTTCTTTACGTGGCTCTGCTAGTTGGAAGTCTTTAAACAGACTTATACAATGTTCGTGTACTTTTCTTAACTCCGATATATTAACCTTGTTTAAATCGCTTCTTTTAGCCTCCGTAATTAGACTGATAAACTCGATAATAGTTTTCAAGTCCATTGCTTTCTGAAACTTTTCATCCGTTAAAGACTTTAAGTGTCGGATTCGTAAATCATTTAATGTTTTCGGTGCTTTAATATTAATATACTTCAAAATAGCCATCGTATTTATCTTTTGTTGTAAAGTAGTATCTTATTCCATCAATGCAATGATTGAATGCATCTATCGGTTTATTTAATTTATTCCCTTCTCTATCTGTATCCCAAATATAACTACGTAATTCTTTTATCAAATTAGTAGAGTTTGAAGATACATAGAATTTTTCTGTTTGCATCTTTTGAATACCAAACATTACACTATCCCTTCCCTTCTCTGCATTGATAACATTTAAACCAGCGTTGTTTAACTCTTTGATTGATTTAGGTTCTGCACTATCAGCATAAATATAAACATTTGTATTACCTCCTTTCGCTTTAAATAACTTTGCTATTTCATTATTCGTTAAACCTGTTTGGTAAATAACCTCATCAAAGTAATATTGATTATTGTGCTTATAAATAGCTGTAATCGTAGTAGGGTCGTTAGTGTAACCAAAATCACAACCGTAGGCTTCTAATTTAGCATCATTCGGTATTTTATCTACTATTTGCCAATTATCGAAGACAACACCTTGTAAACTCCCTATTTCACCTAAACCATATACTTTATACCAATTTGCCCAAAAAGATGAAGTAGTAGATTTTTCTTTTGCTTTTAAAATGAAGTTTAAAGCACTTTCGGGACACGCTTCATTATCTAGGTAGTTTACTATAATAAAGTCTACGTCGTTATCTCCTTTTAGTTCGTTATGAAACCAAAACTCATTCGTTGGATTCCAATCTAAATATACATTTTGTTTAGTCCTAGATGCTAGTTCGGTGTAAGCGTGAAAAGTCATATTGTTGCACTCATTCATATAAAGCACGTCACGTCTCGCACCTCTTAATTTAGCATCATTATCAGCAGAAAAAAACTCTATTTGAGAGCCATTCGCAAAAGTATATTTAAAATCAGATGCATTCCAGCGTTGATCAAACCACCTATTAGTTGATACCATTATCTTTTTAAAGTCTTTCATTGCACCACGTTT